TGTGATAGTGCAGAGCCTAAATCAATAGGTGACTATAAATCATATGGACTGTTAGCAAGGGGAGCTGAAAAAGGTCCTGGGTCTGTGGAATACTCCATGAAGTGGCTACAATCATTAACGGAGATAATCATTGATAATTCAAGATGTCCTTATACAGCCAACGAATTCCTGAATTACGAGTACGAAAGAGATAAAGAAGGAAATATCATAAGTGGTTATCCAGATAAAGACAACCACGCAATAGACAGCGTAAGATACGCAATGAACCCTGTATGGAAGAGGAGGGGGCAATAATGTTTGATGGCATAAAAAACTTTGTAAAGGGGGTGCTTAGAAAAATGTTTCCTGTTAAAACAATACAAGAAACAATTAAAGAAGATGTAGCCTTTACAGACGCAATGATAGAACGCATTGAGTTATGGGCAAAAATGAACCAGGGTAATGCTCCATGGGTGGATGATTATGTATCTTCTCTTAGATTAGAGCAAGGCATATGTAGAGAATTTGCTAACGTGTGCCTGAACGAAATGGAAACTTCCGTATCTAATGATAAGTTAGACGAGATATACCAAAGTGCAATTCAGGATTTAAATGAGAATTTGCAAAGCGGACTAGCGTTAGGTTCATTCATTATAAAGCCTTTAGGCGAAAACAAGGTTGAATATGTAACAGCAGATAGATTTATACCGGTTAAATTTGATTCTAGAGGGAGATTAATAGATGTAATTTTCATAGAGACAAGGAAAGAGAAGGCAAACAGCTATTACTACAGATTCGAAAGGCATAAGCTAGACGAGATAGGGTTACTGATAACCAATAAGGCATATCATAGTGCCAGCAATACCACTATAGGCAAACAGGTGCCTCTTAGCACTATAGACGAATGGGCTAACTTGCCAGAAGAAATATATTATCCGGGAGTAGAAAAGCCTGACTTTGGATATTACAGAAATCCAATTAAAAACAACATTGACGGTTCATTTTGTGGAGTGTCTATATTTGATAGTGCAATAGACCTAATTAAAAAGACCGACAAGCAATTTGGCAGACTTGAGTGGGAGTTTGAGAGTGGTGAAAGAGTAATTCATGTGGATATAGCGGCACTGCAAGCCCAAGCTACTATTAATGGTGGTAGAACAGCATGGAAGATGCCAGAGCTTAACAAAAGGCTATATAAAGGCCTTAATCTACAACCAGGGGCGAACGAAGAACTGTACAAAGAGTATTCCCCAGATTTCCGAGATGAAAACATCATTAATGGCCTTAACGCAATGTTAAGACGAATAGAATTTAACACATCATTATCTTACGGAGACTTATCCGACGCACAATATGTTGAAAAGACTGCAACAGAATTATCCATAGCAAAGAAACGTAAATACAACATGGTTACTGCTATACAGAAAAATCTTAAAGAATGTTTAGAAGATTTAGTATATGCACTTGCATTTTATAACGCAAAGCTAAACAGTGGCTATGATTTTGTATGTATTTTTAACGATAGCATTTTGATTGACGAAGAAAAAGAACGAGAACAGGACAGAAAAGATGTAGCTATGGGCGTTATGTCACTATTGGAATACCGCATGAAGTGGTTCGGGGAAGATGAAGAAACTGCAAAAGCAAACCTACCACAACAGGCTGACATGGTTCAAGATTAGGAGGGGAACGTGGATTTAAAAAAGGTACCATTTAGATATAGGAGAAATGTAAGAAAACTATTAAAAGTATATAAGTCATCTGACATTGAAAACTTAGAAGAGTTTTTAAGGTATCAATATGTTGGCATGAGTGATGGTTGGATAAAGACGAATAATGCTACATATCAGGCGTTATTATATCTAATTAAAGAAAATAAAAAAACTAATGATTGTGTGGCAGGTGATTAAATGTTTTCTCCATCAGAACTAGAAGGCATACCCTTAGAAATTCAACGCATATTTTACGATTTGGAATTACGTATCATGGAAGATGTAGTTGAACGAATAGACATGATAAATGACATATCAAGGACAACCGATTGGCGAATATACACACTTAGTCGATTGGGAATATCATCACAAGACACTAAGAAAGAAATACAAGAAGCCCTTAATAAGTCAAATGCAGAAATAGACAGAATTTACAATGATGTGATCAAAGAGGGATATGCAAGAGATGAGGGACTTTATAAAGCTACCGGAAAGCCTTTTATCCCATTTGAAGAAAACATTGAACTACAAGCCTATATAGAAGCTATACGAGAACAAACGAAAGGCGAAATGGTTAACTTAACACAATCAATGGGGTTTTCAATTAAAGTAGATGGCAAAATGCAATTTACGGAACTCGGGAAGTACTATCAACGGATTTTAGACAATGCTACAGTAGACATAACATCAGGAGCCTTTGACTATAACTCAACTCTTAAAAAGACTATAAATGAAATGACAAATAGCGGAATACGAACAGTTGATTATGCTAGTGGACATACAAGTAGAATAGAAGTTGCTGCAAGACGGGCATTAATGACAGGAGTTAATCAAGTACTGATACAAAACACCGAACAAAACATGAAAGCACTGGGAACTGACTATGTAGAGGTCAGCTGGCATGCAACCGCGCGCCCGACACATCAAGTATGGCAAGGTAGAGTCTATAGATGGAATAGGTGAAGTAATAACCTTGCTTACTATCCGTTTTAATGGTATAATATAATCATTGAAAGGATGGTATAAATGGCATATAAAAAAGAAGATTTAGTAGGAAAAAGATACGGAAAACTCACCATAATAGACCTAGTTCAATCAAAGACAGAAAAAAGAAAGAATGCACTATGTAGGTGCGAGTGCGGAAAAACAAAAGAGGTAACTATAAGCAACTTGCGTTCAGGAGCAACAACATCATGTGGGTGTCTCCGAGAAAAAAGACGTTTGCAAGCAACAACAACTCATGGAATGACTGGCACCAAACTCCATAACGCATGGAGAAGCATGAAAGCTAGGTGTAATATAGAAAGTTGCTCAAACTATTCATCATATGGCGGTAGAGGTATAAATGTTTGTGATGAATGGAATGGTAGTTATGAAATTTTTGAAGAGTGGGCTTTAGCAAGTGGATATGCAGATAACTTAACTCTTGACAGAATAAATACTAATGGGGATTACGAACCGTCTAATTGTAGGTGGGTTGACAAAACCATTCAGGCTAGAAATAGACGAGTAAGAAAAACAAATAATACAGGAGTTACTGGAGTGTCTAAAAGAAAAGACAGTGGTAAATACAGGGCTACAATAAGTGTAAATGGTAAACGCATAGACTTAGGAACACATGAAAATCTAGAAGATGCTATTAATGCAAGAAAGAAAGCGGAGAATAAATACTGGTGACTTTTAACAACTGATAAACTAATAGAATGGCTAATGCTTATGGCATTGGCTTTTCTTTTGTAAAAAGGAGGTGGTTAGTATATGGCAGAACAATATCCAGACTTTGTAGAAAATACAGGTTATGGTACAGGCGAGGGCTTGCTTGGGTGGAACTGCTACCATTAGCATACCTTTTATCCTTTTATACCAGGTATNTCNAAAAGNCANTGGACNGATGAANANNTAGACGANAATGAACGCAAAAGAGAATAAAAAACGAGAGTACAGGGGCAGAGAGTACACGACCTATGAAGCAACACAACATCAAAGGAAACTTGAAAGGTTAATGCGAAAATACAAGAGAGATATTCATCTATTAGAAAAAGGAAACGCAGACCAAGAAGAAATAAGGAATGTATCAAGCAGGTATAGAGCAACAATGCAAGAATATGTTGACTTCTCCAAGGAAATGGGGTTACCGCAGCAGAGAGAAAGGATATATGTACCGAAATAGGGGAGTTGATAACATCTCTAAGAGTTTTCTAGGACTACAATATCACGAAGAAGACAGTACTTGGGAACTTTATAATATTCACAATAAAGACTTACACACTCACAGCAGACACAAGAGAGTGCTAGTTAAGATTAAAAAGGACATAGAACATCACA